GCGATATCGCTACATCCACAATTGCACCTGGGAGCAGATTGGCACCGAAATGTGTGCCGACAGCCGGACAGTACGCAGATGGCATAATGAGGCCCTTAAAAAGGTCATTGTACCGGAAAAATATCAGTAAAACTGAAATGCGCCCGAAATGTCCGCCTTTGTCCGTAGATGCCCACCTTCCCATTATGGTAAGATATAATCAGCGAAGAATACACGAGAACAGCCTTCACAGGGGTTTCCCTGTGGGGGCTTTTTTCATGCCCGGAAGGAGTGAGTGGTATGGGCTACCGTAAGGTCGGCTATTTGGAGCAGATTTGGTATATCCTGCGCTACAAGTTCCGGGAACGCAAGCGTAGGAGGTGAATGAATGCCGAGAAAACCCAAGCGCCCCTGTTCTTACCCCGGCTGTCCAAGCCTTACAGAGGGGCAGTATTGTGAAGCCCACGCCGCCCAAGCCCGCAGACAGTATGACAAGTACGAGCGTGCTGCCGATGTGAATAAGAAGTACGGCCGTGCGTGGAAACGCATCCGTGACAGACACATCAGTCTGCATCCTCTTTGCGAGGTCTGCGAAAAGGAAGGTAAATTTATTCCCGCACAAGAGGTACATCACATCGTACCGATTTCCAAGGGTGGCACACACGCCAGAGATAACCTTCAGTCGCTGTGTCGTTCCTGCCACAACAAAATCCATCACGAACTTGGGGACCGGTAGGGGGGTAAAAATCTCCGGGAGTAAATATATCGGGCAACGGCCCGGGGCTTCGTGCGCGAAATCGCAAAAGTTTTCAGGGGAATAGGTCCCTGGAGAAAGTGAGGTGTAAATTCTATGGGCCAAAGAGGACCCAAACCCGGCTCCGGCGGCAGACCGAAAAAAGCTATCGCCGACAAAATTGCGGATGGCAACCCCGGAAAGCGACCGTTGACTGTCATTGATTTCAAAGACAGCGCAGCTGACCTGGAAGGTCAGGCTATGCCCAAGCCTTCCGAGTTCCTTTCCGCAAAGCAGAAAGACGGCTCCACGCTTTGTGCTGGAGCAATTTACGAGAATGTGTGGAAATGGCTATCTGCACGAGGCTGTTCCGCATTAGTCTCTCCGCAGCTGATTGAGCGTTATGCTATGGCAAGCGCCCGATGGATTCAGTGCGAAACCATTACCAGTGAGCTGGGCTTCCTGGCAAAGCATCCCACCACGGGTGCAGCGATCCAGTCACCCTATGTGGCTATCGCAAACACATACATGACCCAGGCCAATCGTCTGTGGTCAGAAATCTTCCAAATCGTCAAAGAGAATTGTACCGGAGAGTATTCCGGTGCCAATCCCCAGGATGATGTTATGGAGCGGTTACTCCGTGCAAGGAACGGTGGTAGATAAATATGCCACAGAAGACAGTATTGGTAGCCATCGACTCCATACGTCCGTATGAGAAAAATCCCAGGGATAACCAACGGTCCATCGATAAGGTGGCCAAAAGCATCCAGGACTTCGGCTTTTTACAGCCTATAGTGTGCGATGCCAACGGCGTGATTCTTGCCGGCCATACCCGTTACGCAGCTGCAAAGAAAATCGGCTTAACACAGGTGCCGGTTCTCTATGCCTCAGATCTTACACCGACCCAGGCCAAGGCGTACCGTCTGGCTGATAACAAGGTCGGTGAGGACTCCCGATGGGTGTCTGATTTTCTTGTTGGAGAAATCGAAGCCATCAACGCCGCCGACCTGGAGATCGATATGTGTGCATTTGGCTTTGACACTCCGAGCGAAACCAAACGCTACAAGAGTTGGGAAAACCTGGGACATCGGTGCGGCTTCAAAAAGAAAATCACAGTTCGTACCCAGGGTGGTTATTTCTATACGAGTTTTTTCTCAAGCGGAAAGGAAGGTCGCCCTCTCGAAGAAATAAAGGCAGACCCCTCGTTAGTGGAGCCATTTGCGTATAGTCTGTGCGACTACATTCACAGGACGCTCGGCGGCAACTTGGCTGCAGCCGGGTGGTGCATTTGCACCACACCTCGGAGGCGGCATAAGACCGGATTCCATTTCTCTACAGCTATCTGCGAGGTGGCTGCGCAGGAACTGGGAATCCCGTTTTATCCAGATGCCATTGAGTCTCATAGCCGTGACCGCTTCCACCCAGATTTTTCCCTTGTCAAGAATCCAAAAGAACCCAATGTAATCCTTTACGACGACATCCTCACCACTGGGCTAACCATGCGAGACTCCCGGCAGCTTCTTTTGGATTGCGGTCACATCGTATTGCCCATCGTGGCAATCAACAACTGATAAATGGAGGAAATGTAAATGTTTGAAAAAGTAAATCCCGAACACCCCGACAAGATTGCTGACCGCATCGCAGGCGCAATTGTCGATTTGGCTTATGCCGCCCAGGAAAATCCCAAAATTGCCGTAGAGGTGCTTATCGGCCACGGCGTTTGCCATGCGGTCATTGAGACCTCCGCTCCCCTCCGGGAGGTAGACATTGCCAAAGCCATCTATCGTCTCGGTGGCAACATCCGTGCGGACATCGTGATTGTTCCCCAGGATGCCCACCTGGCTCGTAACCAGGAGGATACCATCCGCTGCGGCGACAATGGCATTTTTAAGGGTATGCCCGTCACCGAGGAGCAGTGGAAACTGTCCGCGCTTGCACGAGACCTTTTCACTGTCTGTCCTTATGACGGCAAGTACATCATCGACGGCAACAAGGTGACCATCTGCCAGAGCAACATTGCCACCAGGGTCCTTCAGCGTCTGTACCCCTCTGCGAAGGTCAATCCCCTGGGTGACTGGACTGGCGGCCCCGATGTAGATACCGGAGCAACTAACCGGAAGCTGGGCAGCGATATGGCTGACTCGGTTACAGGCGGCGGTCTGCACGGCAAGGATCTGAGCAAGGCTGATGTCAGCGTAAATATTTATGCCTGGATGAAAGCCCAGGCAACAGGCAAGCCTGTGGAACTCTGCTGCGCAATCGGCGACGAGACCGTGGACGGCATCCCTTATTCTGACATCGTGGAAACAGCGAGAGAATTCATCCGCTCCCGTGGCGGCTTTGAAAAATTCGCTGAGTGGGGCCTGGTATGATTTTTGAAAAGAAGCATACGGCAGACCTTCTGCCTGCGGATTATAACCCTCGAAAAGACCTCAAGCCCGGCGACCTGGAATATGAGAAGCTGAAGAGGTCCATTGAGCAGTTTGGGTATGTGGAGCCGGTAATCTGGAACAAGACCACCGGCCGTGTGGTCGGCGGTCATCAGCGTCTGAAGGTGCTGATTGATATGGGTATCACAGAAATCGACTGCGTGGTTGTGGAGATGGACGAGGCCAAGGAAAAGGCACTCAACATCGCCCTGAATAAGATTTCCGGTGACTGGGACAAGGACAAGCTGGCTCTGCTGATTGCTGACCTGCAGGGTGAGGATTTTGATGTGTCTCTGACTGGTTTTGACCCTGCAGAAATCGACGACCTGTTTAAGGATACCCTCCAGGACGGCATCAAGGATGACGATTTCGATGTGGAGGAGGAACTCCAAAAGCCTACCGTCACCCAGCCCGGTGATATTTGGTCCCTGGGCAGGCATCGCCTCATCTGCGGCGACAGTACCAAAGCAGATACCTTCGCCCAGCTGATGGCAGGCGTGAAGGCAAACTTGGTTATTACCGACCCTCCCTACAATGTCAACTATGAGGGATCTGCCGGGAAAATCAAAAATGACAATATGGAAAATGATGCGTTCTATCAGTTCCTGCTGGATGCCTTCACCAACACAGAGGGTGCCATGGCGGATGACGCATCTATCTATGTTTTCCATGCTGATACCGAAGGGCTGAATTTCCGCAGGGCATTTGCCGATGCGGGATTTTATTTATCCGGCTGTTGCATCTGGAAAAAGCAGTCCTTGGTGTTGGGTCGCAGTCCCTATCAGTGGCAGCACGAGCCTGTGCTGTACGGTTGGAAGAAGAAGGGAAAGCATCAGTGGTACACCGGCCGGAAGGAGTCAACCATTTGGGAATTCGATAAGCCCAAGAAAAACGGCGACCATCCGACCATGAAACCTATCCCACTCCTGGCGTATCCCATTATGAACTCTTCCATGAGCAATACCGTGGTACTGGACCCCTTCGGCGGGTCCGGCAGCACGCTGATTGCCTGTGAGCAGTCTGACCGCATTTGCTATACCGTGGAACTGGACGAAAAGTTCTGCGATGTTATCGTGAAGCGGTACATTGAGCAGGTCGGCAGCGCAGACGGTGTCACCGTGCAGCGTGATGGTCTGACCTACAAATACTCCGAATTGGAGGTACAGCATGAGTAATCTAACCCTGGGCAGTTTGTTTGACGGCTCCGGTGGTTTCCCCTTGGGCGGCTTGATTTCCGGCATCACACCTGTGTGGGCATCAGAAATCGAGCCGTTTCCTATTCGAGTGACTACCAAGCGGCTGCCTTTTATGAAACATTACGGTGACATCTCCCAGATGGATGGCGGGAAGGTGGAGCCGGTAGACATTATCTGTTTTGGCTCACCCTGCACCGATATGTCCGTTGCCGGACTCCGTGCCGGGTTGGGCGGCAAGCAGTCTGTCCTTTTTTATGAAGCCATCCGCATTATCAAAGAAATGAGGTGTGCCACCAATGGCAAATATCCCCGCTGGATATGTTGGGAGAACGTCCCCGGCGCTTTCTCCTCAAATGCCGGACACGACTTCCAGGCAGTCCTCGAAGCGGTCATCGGCATCGTTGAGCCGGAAACCCAGGTGCCTATGCCTGAGAAAAACAAATGGCCCGAAGCCGACATCTACATGGGAGACGGATGGAGCGTTGCTTACCGAACTCTCGACGCTCAATTTTGGGGCTTGGCCCAACGCAGAAAACGCATCTTCCTTATCGGCGATCTTACAGGTCAATGTGCCGGAGCGGTACTATTTAAGTCCGAAGGCTTGTCAGGGTATTCTGCGGAGGGCTTCCGCGCGTGGCAAAGAACTGCCGGATGTACTGAAGAAAGCGTTGGAGCGACAGGCTTCGGTCTAGACGGATACAACGGTGCCATTTCTGATACCGCTGCCACCTTGGGTGTGAACTGCGGTATGAGTACCGGCCGGAACGGTGTGGTGCTGAACGACCAAGGCGGCAATCGTATGGATGTCACCCATGACATTGCTTGCACCCTCCGGGCAGAGGCACACCATCCTCCCGTCGTGTTGGACGAGGCTCCGGCTGTCTATGAGAACCATAGCCAGGATACCCGGTATGTGGGTCCACTGGCTGTCGCACCCACTGTGGCGGCAACCTATGGAACTGGCGGTAACAATCAGCCTTTCGTCATACGGGATGAAGCTGCCAAAACCCTCAAAATCCGAAGTGGCTGTGAGGGCGGCGGTAAGGGTGCGCTTATCCAGGAGGATATGTCCGCCACCCTTTCCTGCAACAACGATCAGACCGTATTCGTCCCCAAGGTCTATGGCATCTGCGCCAAGGACAGCAATGCCATGAAATCTGACAATCCCCACAGCGGTTTCTATGAGGCAGAGACCACTCGCACTCTGGACGGCAACGGTGGCAATCCCACCTGCAACCAGGGCGGCGTTGCCATCGTAGAAAGCTATGCTATCCAGGGCTCCATGATTGGTCGCAAAGACAAGAACGGACCCCAGGGTGACGGCATCAACGAGGATGTTTCCTTTACCCTCAATACCGTCGACCGCCATGCCGTGGCAAC